TACAACAATTTGTCGCAAAAGGCCCGAACCAGCCTGAACCAGCGGTAACTGGCCATGACCAGCCGAGATTGGAAACTATGGTGCCCGATCATGCCGGTTCACTAGCTGGACTTGTGGGGGACATGGCAAAGAAGGTGCTGCAGATTGATTTGATGCCTTGGCAAATGCATGCTCTTGAAGGGATGCTGGCGGTTGACTCCGATAACAAGTTTGTGCATCGCTCGAGCCTTGTTTCGGTTGCGCGGCAGAACGGTAAGACCACAATCATTCAAGCGCTGATTCTGTTTTGGCTTGTGGAGATGCCAAAGATCAGGGGTGGCAAACAGACTGTTGTTTCGGGCGCGCACAGACTAGACCTTGCGTGCTTGCTCTTTGATGACCTCGCACCAATCCTTGAAGAGTATTACGGCGCCAAAATTGTTAAGTCTTACGGTCGTTATCAGGCCACAATGCCAGACGGCAGCAAATGGTGGGTGAAAGCATTAAAACCAAACCAAGGTCACGGTATGAGCATTGACTTGGTGATCGTTGACGAACTCTTTGACGTCAACCCCGACTCTGTTGAAGGCGGTCTCTTGCCGGCACAGCGCGCTCGCAAAAACCCATTGGCTTGCTTCTTCTCAACGGCTGGCACGGAAGAATCCGTGTTGTTTCAGCGTTGGCGTGAAGCGGGCATTCGAGCCATTGACAAGGGCGAGCCGTCCACGATGTACATGGCGGAATGGTCGCCTGACCCGAGCCTTGACCCGTTGCATCCTGCGTCATGGGCGTGGGGTAATCCTGCACTCGGTTACACATTGGACATGGACACAATTAGGCAAGAATCAACTAATCCTGATCGGGCTTCGTTCTTGCGCGCATCCCTAAACCTTTGGGTCAGCGTTGTGCGCGGATGGATTGAGCCAGGGCGCTGGCCGTCCTTGGAATACACAGGTGACGTGCCAAGCGGTGGGGTCGTGGCGATTGAGTCATCGCTAGACGACTCCCGATACAGCGCGACTAGATGCGTCAACCTGTCAGACGGTCGGGTGCTTGTCACCGTTGCGTTCATCGCCGAGTCAATAACAGAGCTGTGGGACAACGTGCAAGAACTTGCCAAAGATCCAACGATCAGGTTCGCCTTGTCGCCAACTGTGGACGCAACGTGCCCGCCGAACATTGAGCGCCGCCGAGTCGTCGTTGGTTATGCCGAACTAGGACGGTTTACACCGCTTGCCAAGAACATGATTGCCGAAGCGCGATTGTTACACACAGGAGAAAAACTGTTGGCAGAACATGTTCAGCGCGCCGTTGCTGTTCGCACCGACAACACGATTGTGCTTTCGAGCAAGCGTTCGCCTGGGCCAATTGAGTTAGCGCGCACTATGGTCTGGGGAATTGGCATGTGTGCGCGACCAGTCCACTCAGGTAAACCCATGCTCGTGGCCGTTAACCACTAACATTCTCGTCGGCGACCGCACGCTCTAGCCTTTTGTCGGAATCGGATTAGTCACGTGCGGTTGCCACCTATATGGCAGAGTGGTATCTATGGCGATCTTTAACAAAACCAAAAAAGCAGCAATAAGCCCAGCGCCAAACAAGGCGGCTGCAGCTGGTGGCTTTGCGCCTGGTTACTCGTCGTCCAATGTTGGCGTCAACATGATCGGCCAGTACTACACCTATCGCGAAGGCGAAGCACGCAACCAAGCAATAAGCGTCCCAACGATTAACCGCGCGCGCGATCTCATGGCATCCGTCATTGGCTCAATGCCACTCAAGATGTACAACGAAATGTGGAATGGCGATGACATGGAAAAGGTGTACATCGCGCCACGTTCATGGATACGCCGACCAGACCCGACTGTCTCATTCCAATTCTTGATGTCGTGGACTCTTGATGACCTCATGATGTTTGGGCGCGCATTTTGGTACATCACGTCACGCACGGCCGACGGCTATCCGGCATCGTTCACTCGATTGCCTGCAGGATCTGTTACAACGACAGACATGGCTGGCCCTGTGTGGTTTGCACCGTCATCACAGGTTTACTTCCAAGGCGGAGAAATTGACCCTTACAACCTTGTGCAATTCTTGTCTCCAGCGCAAGGTTTAATCTATTCCGCACCAAACGCTATTGAGACTGCGCTCAAACTTGAAGCAGCTCGTAATCGCAACGCATCGTCGAGCATTCCTGCTGGCGTGCTTAAGCAAACTGGTGGCGAGCCACTTAGCGCGCAAGAACTTGCTGATTTGGCGTCGGCGTTTAACGCTGCGCGCGCAACTAACCAGACCGCGGCGCTCAACGAATACTTGTCGTACACCGAGACCAACTCAACGCCTGACAAAATGTTGCTTATTGAAGCATCGCAATATCAAGCTTTGGAAATGTCGCGTCTAGCAAACGTGCCACCATATTTGGTTGGTGTTGCTACTGGCGCTTACTCATATCAGTCAAGCCAACAGGCTCGAGCAGACCTGTACTTGTTTGGCGTGAAGTTGTATGCCGACGCAATTGCTGGAGCGCTGTCAATGGACAACGTGCTACCGCGCGGAACATACGTCGAGTTTGACGCCGATGAATACCTAGAAGAAAACTTTATGGCCGATCGCATGGACAATGAAGAAGTAGTTGTAAGAGAAAACACTCAAGAGGAGTTAGCACGATGATTAAGTTAATTGCAGGAGAATTCACGGTTGACGCCGCAATCGGCGAAGCACCAAAGCGCACGATCTCTGGAACCGCAGTTCCGTACAACGTGCCGGCAACAGTTTCGGATGGCACAGCTGTGATCTTTCGCCCAGGCTCATTGCCAGTTGAAGGAAAAGCGCCACGCCTGTTTATGTACCACGATGCCAGCCAACCAGTAGGCGTTGTCACCGAGCGCGTGGACACCGAAGAAGGCATGATGTTCAGCGCCAAGATCAGCGCAACGACGCTTGGCAATGACGCTTTGGTCATGGCCTTGGACGGCACCATTGACCAAGTATCGGTTGGCGTAAACCCAACCAAGTTCTCGTATGACGAAGAAGGAACAATGATCATTGAGTCAGCCGACTGGATGGAATTGTCCCTAGTTCCGATCGGCGCTTTTGGCGATGCAGCAAACATCACCAAAGTCGCAGCGAGTATCCACCAAGAACCAGAAGAAGTAGTGTTAAATGAAGAAGTAGTCCCAGAACAGGAGATAGAACCCATGTCAGAAGTAACCGCACCAGCAGTTGAGGCAACAATCCCAACCGCACCAATTTTTGCACAGGCCAAAAAAGAATTTAAACTGCCAAGTGCAGGCGAGTTCATGGCCGCTTATCACATCGGTGGAGACACGTTCAAAAACATGAACGCTGCAGTAGCAGAACACACCGCATCACAGCGCACCGCATTGCAGGCAGCTGCAGGTGACGTGCTTACGACTGACACACCTGGTCTTTTGCCAGTTCCAGTACTTGGACCATTGGTTCAAGACCTAAACTTCTTGCGTCCTGTGGTCGAGGCAGTAGGCGCCCGCGCTTACCCAGACAACGGTCAGTCAAAGACTTTCATTCGTCCAACTATCACCACGCACACCAGCGTTGCATCGCAGTCAGAACTTGCTGCAGCATCAGCAACAACCATGGTGATCGCATCCAACTCGGTCAGCAAGACCACACTTGCTGGTCAAGTAACGCTGTCAGTTCAGGACATTGACTTTACATCGCCAAGCGCAATGCAGTTGATTTTGAATGACCTCATGGGCGAATACATGATTGCATCTGACAACAAAGCAGCAGACGATTTGCTCACCGCAGCAAACTCATCTGGTGTTTGGGACGGAACAGTTGCCGACTTGCTCAAGTCCGTTTACGACGCTGCAAATGACATCTCAAGCAACCGAAACTGGATGCCGACACACATGTTCGTATCGGTAGACGTGTGGTCACAACTTGGACAGCTTGTAGACACAACAAACCGCCCAATCTTCCCATTCATTGGTGCAGGCCTCACCGGTCAAAACGCACTCGGCGGCGGAAGTGCAACATCATGGAACGGCACCCCACTCGGATTGCAATTGGTAGTTGACAGCAACTTCGCTGCCAAGACCATGATCATCACCCGCGTAGGTCAAGGTGCAGGAGATGCTTACGAATTCTACGAATCAATCCGTGGACTCATGAGCGTTGAACAGCCGTCAGTCTTGGGACGCAACATGTCATTCCATGGCTACGTGTCAACCTTTGCTGCAATCGGCGGAATGATTCGCAAAATCACCCAGGCCTAGTCGAGAGCGGAGCAACCGCTCATGGCTACATACACAGTTACTAACAAGTACCTGATTGACAACTTTGCCGTACTGCAACTCCTAACCCCATCGGAGATTGCAGTCGGCAGTTCAATCGTTGTTGCAGGTGTTGACGCAACCTTTAATGGCTCGTATTCCGTTAGGGCGCTTCCCCAGTATTTGTTTCTTGGTATTGATACACAGGGCGACCTGTTGTACGACTACCAAATACCGATCGCCGATCAGGTGCTTTACGCCAAAACTGCAAGCGATGTCGAGCGTGTCGCTGCGTCTGGGACTGTTGCCAATGACCCTGTTTGCACATGGGTTACTGCCGCGCAGGTCATGTCTTACCTTGGCATCACGATCACGAACCCGTCTGACGATTACACGTTGCTCACGCAATCGGTATCGGCAGGCAACCAGTTCTGTTATCGCAGGCGTCAGGAATCGGGCTATATCGACTCCCTAACGACCTCTCCTGGCGGTGACGCAACATTGGGCACTTTGATGTATTGCGCGGCGCTGTGGCGCTCTAGAGGGTCAATAGAGGCAACCTACGCCACGTTTGATGGCATGGGTTCGGCACCACAGCAAAGCCTTACCCCGATCGTCAAGCAGTTGCTTGGAATCCCTCGTCCAGCGGTTGCCTGATGTCGTACACCGACCTGTTTAACGAGGCAATTGATGATGTCACCGCAACGCTGACCGCAGTTACTTCTTTGCGTGTTGTAAACGACCCAACCAAACTTGCGCCTAATTGCGTGTATTTGGATGCGCCAAACTTTACGACTATTGCTGGCAACGGCAACGTGGTGCGCCTTGAGTTCCCTGTCAAAGTAATCGGGTCGGGCCCAGCAGGTCTGCCGGTACTGCGTCAGATTCTTAGCATTGTTGCAACCGTGCTTAGCTCCAAGATCATCGTCATGGGTGGCCGTCCGTCAAGCCTTGAAATCGGTGGCGCGTTGTATCCGTGCTACGACCTTGATTGCGCTATCCAAGCCCAGACTTCGTAATCCACAACTAAGCAACACAAATCATCTACTATCAGAA